CTCACAAACTCATTCAAGCCAATCCTATAATACAGAATATGACTCAATGCACTCTTCGGAGCAGGATGGCCCCAGTGAGTGGGATGCGCATACGCTAGAAACGACTGAACATCTGAAACTAAAGTCTCTCGCAAAGAGGGGCTTCGTTTCGTTGAGGACTGATGAGTGGAAAATTTCAAACATCGGTTCTCTGAAGTACCTTGATGATATGGTATCATCCAAGGTATACTTCCCTCATGAAGTCTAAAAGTACTTAGACGTAAATGAGTTCTGGTTCTAAATCGGTAACAACCGAGAAAAACCAGTCGAACTGCTCAATACCATAACCTTGATATTGAACGGTTCATGTCAGTTGAGTGTAAAGGAAGCTCCTCTTTGCACACTACTGAAGGGCTCTGGAAACTATTGTCTTAATAGCTAACAGAGACTGGGTGTCCATAACGACTTTGGAGTCAATATGGAGACCACTGAGAAGACGGAATCAGCTGATTCTGCCTCCCCAGAGGAGAAAACGGTAGTTTTCAGTGAAAACCCGTTCTCCGATCGTCCAGATCCTTTCGAACAGGATCTAGGCGATCATGAACTTGATGATTACGACAGTGAAAATCAAGTTCCAGAGCTTGAAGATTTGAGAATGCCAAAACAACAAGTTCCGGTCTAAGAGGAGGAGAAGACTCCTTTCGAAGACCCGTAGATACCAGATCAAAATGATGATCCAGTACCTACCTCAGATTCAGGTGAAAATGATCACCCTGAACCTGAGCCAGACCACCCTAAGAAAAACAAATTCTTTAGTAGGTAGTCCGAGAAGCCTGAATACCTTGGTTATTTCAAGGTTCAAGCTTCAAGATCCTTTTTGGCTCCATCAGTGATGAAACCAAGGATCAAGGTCTTGTAATATGACGCGCGTCGTATCCAAGACCCGTTACCAGCATGGTTATTCAAAAACCTAGATGGCAACGCAATTGGGGGTTTCTCACTTTCCTAAGAAACCGACCAATTTCAAGGATATCTAAGATGAAAAGATCATTTTCGGTATCCTCCTTCAACGTACTCACTGGGGACATCTCCTAGCGAGGTTGAAGACTGTGAGTGGTTATCCGATGTAACGGGACGACTCACCGACTAGTTACGGTTCATGTAGAACTGAGACCTAGTCTGGACCTCTTCCTCAAATTTTGTTGAGGAATTGGGCCCTACTCTTCTGGAAGAGGCTCAAGTGCTACTTCCGTGGAGAACCTGATCCCGCAATGCCTCGGGCATTAAGAGATCAGTTGATGATTATTAAAGCTCCTCATGAGCGTACTAATCGTCGGCGTGCACGGTTCTTGGAACTTCTCAAGACTGTGGACGGACTCTTCCTTCAGCGACATTTAGCGCTTCCGGAAGAGAGGTGGACGTGGCAAAAGTTTGACTTGTTCACCCTACAAAACATCTCCGTACTCCTTACGGATGAGTTTTGCGACTTTGAATGGAGGCGTTAAGCCCTTCATATAAAGTCGGCATATTCCCGTATTAAAGCTATGCGGAAAGATGCCAAGTTTCATCTTCTCTCCCAAACACCTTGGGAGGAATGGAAACCCTACCTAGATCGGGAAACTTATCCCTACTGGGCAGGCTGGTACGTAACAGTCCTCTGTGAGATTGTTAGGCTACCTGATACTCACGATAAGCTATATCGCTTATCGTTAGTATCGTAAACAAGGGGTTGTGGGCTTCCACCACTCATTGTTTAGCACCAGTCACGCTTGAAATTTCTCAAGACTGTGTCTGGTGAACCCGAACAGATTTCCCAAGTAAGGAAAAACGTGATTCGGGAGACTCTCCTAGGACTAGTTGATAAGATCCCAGAGGAGTCCACTTCCGGTTTGTAGTCTAAAGCTAGAATACAGATAACGGAAGCCGCCAGCTATCTTTTCGGAAGAGACGATGGCGGTACATACTAGGAAATGAAGGAAATCCTTGATTCCTAGGATGAAGTA